GCACCGGCGCTCGGCCATGAACATTATTCCCCACCCTCTGTCACCTAGTTTGTGGAAAACCACCCCCATGCTCGCCAAACAGCGGACCCACGGGGGGGTATCCCAAGTGGAATTATTAACAGCTTGCTTAGACAATAGTTGCTTAGTCAAGGTGTTAATATTACCAGCATGAAGAAAGTTTTGATTAACAGGGCGATGGTTAGGAGACGTCGGGAGAAGACGTTTGAGGAATGTATGGAGGCTGGTATGACGCCTATGCAGACGGAAGTGTTTATTGTTATAGATGAGTTTTGGAAGCGGTATGGGTATGGGCCGTCTCTACGAAACATTGCTGTTGCCCGTGGGAAGATGGGTTTGGGGAACACGAAGGAGATCGTGGATAGGTTAGTGCGCCTTGGTGTGGTTAAGAGGGTAGAGGGGGCTGCTCGGTCGGTGAGGCCGGTGTATATCAATTTTAGGGAGTTGGATGTTGAGTGAGATTGAGAAGCTGATTGCCGCCCTGCCTAAGGAGCAGCAAGAGCCGATATTCCAGTTGGTGGAGGATTACCGGCTGGCGAGTGAGCGGGAGGTGGCGCAGAGTAGTTTCATGTCGTACGTGAAGCTGATGTGGCCGTCTTTTGTTCATGGTAGACACCATGCCCTAATGGCTAAGAAGTTTGAAGAGATTGCGGCTGGGAGATTGAAGAGGCTGATCATTAACATGCCGCCTCGGCATACGAAGTCGGAGTTTGCGTCCTTCCTACTGCCCTCTTGGTTTTTGGGGAAGTATCCGAATAAGAAAGTGATTCAGAGCTCTAATACAAGTGACCTGGCTGTTAACTTTGGGCGTAAGGTTCGGAACTTGGTGGGGAGTGAGCAATATAGCAGGGTGTTCCCGTCTGTATCTTTGAGGCAGGATAGCAAGAGTGCTGGGCGATGGGCGACGAGTCAGAACGGCGAGTACTTCGCTATTGGTGTAGGTGGTACTGTTACCGGTAAGGGTGCGGACCTTTTGATTATTGATGACCCGCATTCAGAGCAGGAAGCGGCGATGGCGTCTGGGAATCCTGAGGTATTTGACAAGGTGTATGAGTGGTATACGTCGGGTCCTCGGCAGCGGTTGCAGCCTGGTGGGGCGATTGTGATTGTGATGACGCGCTGGGCTGAGCGGGATTTGACGGGTCGGGTTATTAAAGATGCCTCGATGCGGGACAAGGGTGAGGAGTGGGAGGTTATTGAGTTACCTGCGATCATGCCCAGTGGTAAGCCGTTGTGGCCGGAGTTTTGGTCGATTGAGGAATTGACTGCCCTGAAGGAGGAGTTGCCGCCTGCCAAGTGGAATGCACAGTACCAGCAGAGTCCGACGGGTGAAGAGGGGGCTTTAGTTAAGAGAGAGTGGTGGAGAAGGTGGGAAGCGGACAGAGCGCCACCGTGTGAGTTTATTATTCAGTCTTGGGATACGGCGTTTACGAAGAGTGAGCGGAGTGACTTTTCTGCATGTACGACGTGGGGGGTTTTTTATTTGGATGAAGACCCGAGTGATGTGAATATTATTTTGCTAGATGCGTTTCAAAAGCGGATGGAGTTTCCGGAGTTGAAGCAGACGGCGTATGACCACTATAGGGAGTGGGAGCCTGATGCGTTCATTGTTGAGGCAAAGGCTGCTGGCGCGCCGTTGATTTATGAGCTCAGGAGCATGGGGATTTTTGTTGAGGAGTATTCGCCCAGTCGGGGGAATGATAAGTTTGTTCGTATAAACAGCGTGACGGACATGTTTAGATCGGGTAAAGTGTGGGCTCCCGAGACTAGGTGGGCGCAGGAGGTCATTGATCAGATGGCGTCATTTCCTAATGCTGAGCATGATGACTTGGTGGATAGTTCTACGCAGGCGTTGTTAAGATTTAGGCGGGGTGGGTTTATTAGACTGCAGTCGGATGAACCTGAGGAACAACAGTTTTTTAAGCGTAAGACTCACGCTTATTATTGAGGATATACATGGCTACTAACATCGACAAATCGGTTTATCAAGCGCCCCAAGGTTTAGCTGGATTAGAGAGTGAGCCTGTTGAGGTTGAGGTCTTAGGTCCTGAAGAGGACATGGAAGAGGAGCCAGAAGAAGAGGGTGAAGGCTTTAACGGTAACTTGGCTGAAGAACTGGATGAGTCGATATTACAGCGAATTGGTTCTGAGCTGGCGGCGAGTGTAGATACAGACCGCCAATCCCGCAAAGAGTGGGAGAAGACTTATGTGATGGGCCTAAAGCTGATGGGCCTGCAGTATGAAGAACGTACTGAGCCTTGGATGGGTGCTTCTGGTGTGTTCCACCCAATGATCACTGAGGCGGTGGTACGGTTCCAGTCGGAAACGATTACAGAGATGTTCCCTGCCCAAGGGCCTGTGCGTACGACGATCTGGGGTAAGGAAACGCCTGAGAAGATGCAGGCGGCTCGGAATGTTGAAGAGGACATGAACTATGAGCTGGTAGAGAAGATGCCAGAGTTCCGCCCTGAGCAAGAGCGGATGCTGTGGAGCTTGCCTGCTACAGGTTCTGCCTTTAAGAAAGTTTATAAAGACCCGACGTTGGGTCGTCAGAAGTCGGTATTTATTCCAGCAGAAGATGTGATTCTTCCTTATGGATGTACGGATATTCGCACCTGTGAGCGCGTGACGCATGAGATGCGGATGACGAAGAATGAAATCCTGAAGCTGATGGCAACGGGGTTTTATCGTGATGTGGAGTTGGGTGACCCCTCACGCACGACGGATGATATTCAAAAAGCCAAAGACCAAGAGACTGGCTTTACGGATAACAGCGATGACCGGTATACGTTGTTTGAATCGTTGGTGGACCTTGATTTGGATGGGTTCAACGATGTTGACGAGGATAACGATGAGACTGGTATTGCCCTGCCTTATGTAATGACGATCGTCAAGGGAACGAATCAGGTTTTATCGATACGAAGAAATTGGAAAGAAAATGATCCGCTCAAGCTTAAGAGACAGCATTTTGTACACTACCAGTATGTACCTGGGTTTGGAGCCTACGGTTTCGGGCTATTCCACCTTATCGGCGGATTTGCAAAATCAGCGACATCGATTATGCGCCAGCTTGTTGATGCCGGCACCCTCTCCAACCTACCAGGCGGTCTCAAGTCACGCGGCCTCCGGATCAAAGGCGACGATACCCCGATTGCTCCAGGCGAGTTCCGCGACGTAGACATTGGATCTGGCGCACTGCGGGACAACATCCTGCCCTTGCCTTATAAAGAACCTAGCCAAGTTCTGTATACGCTGCTGAATAATATTGTTGACGAAGGCCGTCGTTTTGCGGCTACTGCAGATATGCAGGTCAGCGATATGTCGAGTCAGGCCCCAGTGGGCACGACTCTGGCTTTGCTGGAACGCCAATTGAAGGTGATGACGGCGGTGCAGGCACGGGTTCACTATGCCTTTAAGCAAGAGCTGCAATTGTTGGCTGAGATTATTCGAGAGGATAGTCCTGACGAATACGAGTTTGATCCTGAAAAGGGTAGCCGTAAGTCGAAGAAAGCAGACTTCTCGCACGTGGATATTATTCCAGTCAGCGATCCTAATGCCGCGACGATGTCTCAACGCGTGGTGCAGTACCAAGCAGTTATTCAGATGGCTCAGATGTCGCCTGATATCTATAACCTGCCTGAGTTGCACCGCCGGATGTTGGAAGTGTTGGGCATTAAGAATCCTGACAAACTGGTTCCCCTGCCTGATGACCAGACGCCTAAGGATCCAATCTCTGAGAACGTGAATGCACTTAACGGTGTACCGCTCAAGGCGTTCCAGTTCCAAGACCACCAAGCGCACATTCAGGTTCACATGGCGGCTATGCAGGATCCTCAAATTCAGCAGCTGATGGGACAAAATCCCAAAGCGCCAATGATCATGGCAGCTATGCAAGCTCACTTGGCTGAGCACGCTGGTTTTGAGTATCGCAAGCAAGTGGAGGCCCAGTTGGGTATGGCTCTGCCTCAGCAAGATGAGAAGCTGCCGCCAGAGGCTGAAGTGGCTATGTCTGGTTTGATGGCTCAAGCGGCTCAGCGCGTGTTGCAACAACACCAGCAGCAAGCTCAACAGCAGCAGAACCAGCAGAACCAGCAAGATCCGATTATTCAGTTGCAGCAACAAGAGATGCAGATCAAACAAGCTGAGTTGCAGTTGCGTCAACAGGAAGTTCAGATCAAAGCTCAGCAGGCTCAGGCTCAAGCGGCTATTGAGCAAGCGCGTCTGCAGGCCAATACGCAAATGCACGCCCAGAAGCTGGCGCTTGAACAGCAAAAAGTGGGTGGCACATTGCAGGCGCAGACTGCTATTGAGTCGCAGAAGATCAAAGTTAACGCTATGGCCGCAGCGCAGAAAGCGGCATTGGAGAAGCAAAAACTGGATGGCAATTTACAGTTGGGTGCCATGAAAGTCGGGGCGGAGGTTAAACGTAACAAACTCCAACACGACGCAGAAAACCAACGCGAAGGGCTGCGTATTGGTGCGGATATCGCCAAACACAAAGCCGAACAACGGAGTGCAGAGCGAGAGCTTATGCTCAAGACGGCCAATGAGATGATCAAAAATCACATGGCCAATGTGATAGTGGAGAAAGGACCTAAGGAGTCTGAATGATTCAGAAATTCGCAAGCGTATTGCGCGAACAAATACGCAAAGACATGAACAACTACGCCGATGATTTGGCTAGTGGTCATTGCCGTACTTTTGAAGAGTACCAAAAACTCTGTGGGGTGATTCAAGGCCTAGCCCAGGCAGAGCGTTATGTTATCGACCTTGTAGAGAAAGTTGAAAAATCAGATGAGTGATCTTATTCTGCCACCAGGGTTAACCCTGCCTAAGCAAATTCAACCAGTGGATGCTCCGGCTGAAACTGATACGAATGAGCAAAAAGCAACGATGCTGCCAGAACCTTCTGGTTGGAAATTGTTGTGTGTCGTGCCTGATGTCTCTGACAAGATTGCAGGTACTGACCTTGACCTTGTAAAACCGTCTGACCTGGTCCGCCAAGAAGAACATGCCACTACGGTATTGTTTGTCTTGAAGGTAGGTGTGGATGCGTACAAGGACACCGCCAAGTTCCCTAGTGGTGCTTGGGCCAAGCCTGGTGATTTTGTCGTGACCCGTGCTTATGCCGGTACACGCCTGAAGATCTACGGTAAAGAATTCCGCCTGATCAACGACGACCAAGTCGAAGCAGTGGTGGACGATCCACGTGGCGTAACACGCGCATAAAGGAGTAATGATGGAAGACGTATTCAAGTTCCCCGACGAGATCGAGGAAACGAAAAAAGAGGTGAAAGATCAAGACGGCTTTGATATTGAAGTCGTTGACGATACACCTGAGCGCGACCGAGGCCGTAAGCCTTTGGACCGCGAAGTGGCCGATCCTACAGAAGACGAGATCGAAAACTATTCTGAGGGTGTGAAGAAGCGTATTAAAGAGCTGACCCATGCCCGCCACGACGAGCGCCGCAAGGCAGAGCAATTGGCACGTGAGCGCCAAGAGCTTGAACGCCTGGCCCAGCAGCTGGTCAATGAGAACAAAACGCTCAAGCAGTATGTGAACAACGGCAGCCAGCAGTATGCGACTACGTTGAAGTCTGCTGCGGAGCAAGAGCTTGAAATGGCTCGACTGAACTTCAAGAAGGCGCAGGAATCTTTTGACACGGATGCCATCATTCGCGCCCAAGAGGCCATGACTGATGCCAAGATGAAGGTTGCTGCGGCAAATAATTTTAGGCCACAGCCTTTACAAGTGGATGAAAATCCTGTACAACTGCGCCAACAAGCACCTCAGCCTGTACAACCTGACGAAAAATCCCTGCGCTGGCAGGCAAGAAACCAGTGGTTTGGTTCGCGTGGGTTTGAGGAAGTTACCAGCTATGCACTA